GTATTTCTACTTCTTCAATTAAATCATCGTTTGTTGTTTTGAAAGAATATGACTCACCATACACAGAGATATTTTGAAGCCCTTCAACAGAAAATGAAATCCAAGACTTTGAGCTATCAAATGTTGTTTGTTGCATGCATAATTAACCTCCTATTATTGAAAGCACTCCTTCTCTACATTAAGAAAAGAAGTGCTTTATTTTACTTCATATACCGTTTCAAAACTTCTGTCAGCTGTTCTTTGTACTTCTCAATATCGTACAGGCTTTCCAGTTGGAATACCTGTTCCTTTTTATTTTCATCTGGGATAATCAGCGACTTTCTATTTTCGCTCAGCCTCAAACGGCAGATCCAGCGCCAAGTGTTGTTTTGATAGAGAATATTAAGATAAGAAGCAGTATCCTTATATGTAATATTGTCAGGGGAGACAACATCTTTTAAAAGGTTTTTGATAATAAAATACGCTTCTTTTTCCTCTTCTGTTGTAATAATTTTAGGTGTAGCGGGAGCTCCTTCTTGTTGAGCTTCTGCTTCGGGTGATGCTTTAATGGAGGTGTTTTCCTGGTTGTCATTACTCAGCGCGGACTGGATACGGTCGTTCATCAGCTCACTGATATATCCGTTCAATGCTTTTTTCAAGATAGGACGGAAGTGATCGATGACATTTGCTGTTTTTAAACCATCATAAACAGGGTTTAAAAAGAAGCGAACTAAATCGTCCGACGGATCTTGAAGCTCATCGGAGAATTTCTTGCGAAATTCGTAAGTGTATTTGAGTTCGGATGCTGCATCGAATATTTCTGCCTCATTGAAATTTTCTTTGCAGAATTTTTTGAGTTCCGTTACCTGAGTTTCTTTTAAATCAAGCAGATTTATGTCGAGGAATGGAGTTTCATCCATTTTATTCGGTTCCTCTAAATCGGTGTAGAAACGATAGTATTGCCCATTGGTAAGAATTGCAAACTTAGCGTTACAAGTGGCAAAGTAGCGGAATAGCTGGGAATCATGTTTTTCAAGTTTTTCACCAATCCATTTAGCTTCAATTAGGATAACAGGTTTACCTTCTTGGAGTATGGCATAGTCAACTTTTTCTCCCTTTTTGATGCCAACATCAGCGGTGAATTCAGGAATAAATTCATCCGGGTTAAAAATATCATAGCCTAAAAGAGAGAAGAAAGGCATGATAAGAGAGGTTTTGGTAGCTTCCTCTGTCTGAATGTTGTCTTTTAGACTTTCCACTCGTTTGCTGTACTGCTTCAAGCGGTCAATGAAATCCATAAAATTTCCTCCTCATAAAAGTAAATTTTATTTTTGATACGACAACACTTCAAGTTAATCTTGTAGGTGTTTTTTTGACTTAATATATCCGACATAGTTTAAAACTTCATGTAATTCATCATCGGAAAGAGAAGTACAAAGTTTTACTAATTCGTCCAACATCTCTGAAGATTTAAGCGAATTCTCTATATTATCTGCCCCAATTAAATATCCGGCAGGAACATGGAAGATTTCACTTAATTTTATTATCATATCTGGATTAGGCGTAGATTTTGCTGTTTCCCATTTAGCAACAGTTTGTTGACTTACAAATACAAGATCAGCTAATGCTTTCTGAGATAATCCACTTTTATTTCTTAATTCTTTTAATCTTGATTCAAATGACAAAAAAATCATCCTTTCCTTATTATTAGTCTACTACTTTTAGTGGTTTTTTGAAAGGGAAAACAATAAAAAGTGGTTGACAACAACCATAAGTAGTAGTATAATAACAACATAAGGTAGTTACAGAACAACAAAAAGGGGTGACAGGATGAATGGAATTAAATATTTCAGAGAAAAAGCTCAGCTAACGCAAATGGAGCTGGCTCACCGGATAGGAGTGAGTCAAAAAGCTGTAGCTAAATGGGAAGTCGGAAAAAGCTTCCCGAAAGCGAGCAATCTCTTAAAGTTATCCGATACGCTTAATTGTTCAGCAGATGAGCTGTTGCATCGAAATTAAAAGAAGAAAGGAAATGCAATCATGAATCCAAACGAGAAAATAACTCATAAAGTTTCCGCCGAGGCTGCTGGGCAATTTGAAAGATGAAGGAGTGATTTTAGAAGAAATGATGTTTTCAGTTTCAGAGACAGGGAAGATAGAGAAACTGCTATCTATAAGTATAACGGATTTAAAGGATGGTGATTCAATGAATAGAATCAAAAAAACCAAAGAACAACAAAGCTATCCATTTTCTGCCGAATCGGGTGAGCGATATGACAAATGGTTGGAAGAATCAGGGAAAAGGTGGAGCAAGATGGAAAATTCACCTGAGAAAGTACTCAGAATCTTAACTGAAATGCTTTTGGCATCTGCAAACTTCTCAAGTTGGGACATTTCTTGCAGGCTTGCTCGAAGTGAGGGAAAAACTTTTGAAGAAATCGTGATTCCACAGTTGAATGCGCGGCTAGAAAAAATCAATTCTGAAATTCCAAAACTGGCAGATAAAGCCGTTGAGAAGGCTATTTCCGATATGGAAAAAGCATCGAAAAAGATTGAATTGAATTAACACTATTTATTCTACTACCTAAGGAGGTAAAACAAAATGGGACAAAACCCAACAAAAGCCGCTGGTAACATCTATTGCCAGAAGAAAAGAAGCGGCGAAGTTTAACGACCGGCTCAATAGCAGGGAAGGCGCTTCCGAACTGCTGGGAGTGTCACCCTCAACCCTCGCAGACTACGAGCTGGGAATTACCAAAGTGATTCCGGTAGATGTAGTGGTTAAGATGGCAGAGGTTTACAATGCACCGGAGCTAATGCCACATTACTGCCACAACGAGTGTCCGCTGGGAGATTTGTGCTACCAGGAACCGAAGCTCAAAAGTCTGGACCGAGCGGTGATTCAGCTTTTGGCATCACTGAGATTAGGCGAGGGTGCAGGAGAAAACCTGCTTGCCATTGTAGCGGATGGAGAGGTTTCATCAAACGAAGAGCAGCAGTTGCAGGAAAGCATGGTGATGCTGGACAGCCTCGCTCATTGTATCGCTGAATTGCAGTTGAGAATCCGGAAAGGAAGGTAAGTTTATGGAATTTAAGACAGAATTAAAAACGAAAGATGGGAAAGTCATTCCGAAGGAATCAATATGGAAACCACAGGAAGCAGCCTGCCGGCTGATGGCAGATGCTATTCGGCGTAAACACCGGAAAGAGGAGGAAGAAAAGTTGCAGAAACAGGGGTGTAACCTATGATGGAAGTAAATCCTTCATTATTAGGAATGGGACTCCTCTACAAGCAGTTGCAGCTGCTCGCAGAAAAGTCCCAATCTCAAAAATGCGGGTTGATAAAATTGTTGTTAATCTCTTTGGTGATGGTGAGAATTTACAGAGTCATTAGATGAGAGCTGATAAATCGAACTTGGTATTTAAACCGGAATATATAGCGTTATAAATACCGGAGATTTTCTTGGAATCGTTTTCCAATTCTTCCGTGGACAGTGGCGTGTGGCGCGGCGCATCGAAAGGATTACAGATTTCCAAATACTTCAAAGTAAGTTGAAGCGCAATTTCTTTTTCATCGATCATATTCTCACCTCCCTTCATCGGAGGTTTAACCCGCAAAACAATCTTAACATAAGGAAAAATTTTTTCAATAGGAGCTGATGAATTGAAGCGAATGTTAATTGTTCTCTGTTTTTGTATGCTGGCAAGCGGATGCGCTCCCCGGACAGTGATAGAGGATGCAGATCCAATCGAACCGGAAATCATGCTGACACTGGCAGAGGAGCCTGAACCGATTGCATACCAAGTATGCATACAGATTACCCCGGCAGTGCAGGCAAAGACCTACCGAGATATACCACTTAGCCATGAACTGCAAGATATAGCAGATAAGGCTTGCGAAGATTACAAAATACCACAAGATGTGCTGTATGCAGTGATGGAGGTGGAGAGCGGATATCAGATGGATGCTCAAAACGGCAGTTGCTACGGGCTGATGCAGATACACACCATCAATATGGAGTATCTCAGCAGCAATATCGGAACCACCGACCTCACCGACCCGGAGCAGAACATTGAGGCAGGGGCATTTATCCTTGGTGGTTATCTTGAAAAGTACAGCCTGACGGACAGCCTGATGGCGTACAATCTCGGCGAGGGCGGAGCAAAGCGGCTCTGGAAGCAAGGCATCCACGAAACCGGATACACCCGAAAGGTGCTGGAAAGCATCGAAGGAAACAGAGTTTAAGGAGGTAGAGTAATGTTTGAACTGATGTACTTAATCGCACTGCCAAGCCTGTTTCTGCTGGTTCTGTGCGGGCTTTATGGCTTAACGACATGGTTTTCCATGCAAAAAGAAAAAGCTCTGACAAAGCGTCAGAGCCGAGCAAAAGCAAACGGAAAGGTTGTTCCACCGACCGAAGTGACCAACCTTTCCGTATACGGGAACTAAAGGAATTAGTTCTTTCCCATTGTACACCATTTTATTAAAAAATGCAAGGGAGGAAAAATGACGTGAGAGATTGGACAAGCGAAAACGAGCGCTACGATGCACAGTGCAGGGAACCACAGGGAATTGTTTGCTCCCAGTGTGGAGAGCGATGCAGTGAAGAGAGAATCACCTATCTGGATGGCAATCCGATTTGCGACGACTGCCTAAAGGAGTACATCGAAGAGTACAGCAAAAGCCATGCAGAAGATTTCACAGAAGACTTTATTTCCGAAAATTTGGATGAACGCTCCGCTGACTACTGGGAGAACGACATGAGCGACCAGCAGAGGAAAGAAGTCATGCGGCTGGCTTACTTACAAGCAAAGCAGATGCATAAGGAGTACCACGCACACGACATCGAGGAGAGCGACCGTGAGTTTTGCTTTGCATCAGACGATTACACAGATTTTGTGAGGGACAGGCTATGCTGGTAGATAATCGGACAGATTGGCTCAAGGCACGGCGGAAAGGGATTGGCGGCAGTGACGCTGCCTGTGTCCTGGGAATTTCTCCATGGAAAAGCAATGTTCAGCTGTGGGAAGAAAAAACAGGAATCACCGAGCCGGAGGATATTTCGGAAAAGGAAGCGGTTCGCTTTGGAAAGGAATCCGAAGCGGCAATCAGAAGATTGTTTGAGCTGGATTTTCCACAATTCCACGTTGATTATGATGAATTTGGTATGATTGCAAACGAACCGGATTGCCCGTTTCTCTTTGCAACGCTGGACGGAGAGCTGACCGACCGGAACGGCAGAAAAGGGGTGTTGGAAATCAAAACCACCGAAATCAGGCGCTCTGTTGATTGGAAAAAGTGGAGCGGGCAGATACCGGATTACTACTATGCGCAGATTGTCCACCAGATGCTCTCCACAGGATATGAGTTTGCAATCCTGAAAGCCAGAATCCGGGAACGCAGCGAGTATGGCTGAAAGGCAACAGTCCGGCACTACCGCTTCGAGCGATGCGATATGTTGGAGGACATTGCTTACTTAAAAGAAAAAGAAATCGCCTTTTGGCAGGCGGTACAAACCAAAGTCAGACCGGCGTTGATTTTGCCGGAGATTTAAAGGAGGAACAAGGAATGGAAGTCAGACTGACACCTTCAATCGAGCAGGTTATCCCGCCGCAAATCAGCTTCAACTTCGAAGAAATCAAAGAGGAGCTAGCGGGGAAACTGCAAGTTTACCAGCAGATGGTAGTTACAGAGGGCGGAATCAAAGAAGCAAAGGCAGACAGAGCAAACCTTAACAAATTTAAAACAGCTCTTTCCGACAGCAGGAAATCTGTAAAGCGCCAATGGAATCAACCACTTTCCGAGTTTGAGGACAAGATGAAAGAGCTGGAACAGATGGTGGATGCTCCGATCAGCGCCATCGACAGACAAATCAAGGCTTTTGACGAAATCAAAAAGCAGGAGAAGCGGCAGGAAATTGAGAATTTCTTTGCAGAAAACATCGGGGAATTAGAAGAAATCTTGCCTCTTGCAAAAATCTGGAATGAGCGTTGGCTCAATGTTACCTATCCGGTAAAGGATATTGAGCGTGAGATTTTGGAAGCTATCCGCAAAACCCACAACGACATTGGTATTATCGTAGCAATGCAGCTACCCTGCACCGAACAGATGATTTCCACCTACTTGGATACGCTGGACATGAGTGCGGCGATGGAAGAAAAGCACCGCTACGAAGAAGCTCAGAAAGCGAAAGCTAGGCTGGAAAAGCAGCAGGCTGAGCCGGTAGTAGTAAAGCCGCAACCAGTAGCGGTTGAACCAGAAGTTGAGCCGGAAAGAATCGCAGAAGAACCCAAAATCAGCGCACAGCCAGACCTTCAAGTTCTGGATTTTCGTGTATGGGTAACACCGGCACAAAAGCAGGCGCTTAGAGAATTTCTGATTCGCAATCACATTCGATGCGGGAGGGTTGAGTAATGGCAAATAGCTTGGTAAAAGGTGAGAAAAAACAGCCGTCGTTCAGCGTGTTTTTAACGCAGGATGCAATCAAAAAGAAAATCAATGAAGTAATTGGTGGCAAAGGCGGACAGCGGTTCATGACCGCTATCCTTTCCGCAGTTACCAACTCCCCGGCGCTGCAGGAATGCGAATCAATGTCTATCCTGAATTGTGCGTTCCTGGGCGAGGCTTTGAATCTTTCCCCTTCTCCTCAACTGGGACAGTATTACATGGTGCCGTATAAAAAGAAGGACAGAAACGGCAATGTTTTAGCGGTAATCGCTCAATTCCAGCTTGGCTACAAAGGTTATATTCAGTTGGCAATCCGCTCTGGATATTACAAAAAAATCAATGTGATTGCCATCAAAGAAGGGGAACTGAAACACTTTGATCCTCTCAACGAGGTAATCGAGGTAGAAATTATTCAGGATGAGCGTGAGAGGGAGCAGGCAAAGACGATTGGCTACTATGCCATGTTTGAGTATCTGAATGGGTTCCAGAAGGCAATGTATTGGAGCTACGAAAAGATGCAATCGCACGCTGACCAATACTCGCAGGCATACAGTGCAGAAGCACACCAAAGAATTTTAAGAGGGGAAGTTCCTCAAAAAGATATGTGGAAATACTCCTCTTTCTGGTACAAGGATTTTGATGCTATGGCATACAAAACGATGTTGCGCCAGCTGATTTCCAAATGGGGCATCATGTCTACGGAACTTCAGATGGCGATGGAAAACGATATGGCAGCTATCCGGGATGATGGCACACCGGAGTATGTAGATAACGATACGACACCGATTGAGCCTGCACAGGCTCCGGTATACGAGGCACAGTCAACAGAGATTCCGACCGGAAACAACATCGAGGATGATTTCTTCGCAGGGCTGGAACCGCCGCCGGAACGATAAAGCAAAAGGAGGATAGGGACAATGGAGGAAGGATGGCTTTCAGGGTACATACAGGACTATGATGGGCAGGCTCTGACTCTCATTGTCCCTTTTTCCGATTCGGAATACATTAAAACTCATAGCGTCACAGAGTGCTCTGTGAGGGTTGAGGATGGGAGGAGAATCAGTGCGGTACAAAGGCGCAAGGTTTATGCTCTTATCCGCGATATTGCCGACTGGACAGGCTACGAGCCGCAGGAACTAAAGGAGCTGATGAAGTACGATTTTATATCACAGCAGGAGGATGGAACACAATACTTTAGTCTATCTGATGCGGATATGACAACGGCAAGAAACTTCATCACCCACCTGATTGATTTTTGCGTTACCAACGCCGTCCCTTGCAAAGTTAGCCTTTTGGAGCAGTGCGAGGATATAGAAAAGTATCTGTATGCCTGCGTTGCCAATCGCAGATGCGCTGTTTGCGGCAAAAAGGCAGATATCCATGAGGTGGAGCGAGTGGGTATGGGGCGCGACCGGCGGAAGATACACCACTTAGGGCAGCTGGTTGAGCCGTTATGCCGACAGCATCACCAAGAGGTGGACCAGATGGGGCAAAAGAGCTTCGACGAAAAATATCATTTGCAGGGCATTAGATTGGATGAACAGCTTTGCAAAATCCTGAAATGGAGGAAATAGAATGCTGAACAGGGTAGTTTTAATGGGGAGGCTGACCGCTGACCCAGAGTTAAAGAAAACAACGAGTGACCTTTCTGTGCTATCGTTCACGGTAGCGGTTGAGCGCAATTACAGCGGCAACAAAGACAAACAGACAGACTTCATCAACTGCGTTGCATGGAGACAGACGGCAGAGTTCATCAGCCGGTACTTCTCCAAAGGCAAGATGATTGCACTGGAAGGTTCGATTCAGGTCCGCAACTATACGGACAAGAACGACAACAAGCGGCAGGCAGTAGAGGTTTTGGTATCTCAGGCGTATTTTGCAGGGGACAACTCACAGAAGCAGGGATCGGCAGCGGATACAAAGAACTATCCCCCAATCACTTATTCTTCGGGAGCTCCCGAAGACTTCACCGAAGTTCCAGAGGAAGAGGGAGACCTCCCGTTTTAATATGGTCAGAAAGAGGTAAAGTATGGCACGTCCACAAAAGGAAGGCTTGGAATACTTTTCTTTGGATGTGGATTTTTTCTCGGACCGCAAAATCAAGATTTTAAAAGGCAGGTTCGGTGCAGATGGCATCACTTATTATCTATACCTGCTGTGTGAGATTTACAAGGGACATGGCTACTACCTGGAGGTAGACGAGGATTTTGATTATATTACATCCTCTGAGCTGGGTATGAGCCCTGAAAAAATAGGGCAGATGAGGAAATTCTTATTGGAACGGTCACTGTTTGATAACAAACTTTTTCAGTCGGACACTATCCTCACGTCCACCTCAATACAGAGACGATTTCAGTTGGCTGTAAAGTCCCGAGCCAGTAAAAACCCAATCGTCGTCAATCCAAAGTTTTGGCTTCTTTCAAAAGAAGAAACGCAAAGCTTTATTAAAATGCACCCTATTTTAAATAATTCCGAGAAAAAACCCGATTATTCTCAGAAAAACCCCGAGGATTCCGAGAATAACGCCATAAAGAAAAGGAAAGAAAATGTAGTAGTAGTTGTAGTAAAGGAGAGGGAAGAAATTTTGCAGTGTTTTGAGCAGAATATCGCGGTCGCAACAGTGGCAGTCAAAAAGAAGATGGACGCCTATCTGCAAAAGCTGTCTCCCGAGCTGATGCAGGCAGCCATCGAATATTCGGCACTGATGGGCGCAAAGGGCTGGCGGTATGTGCAGGCGGTGTTGGATAGCTGCATTGAGCGCGGAATTTCCACCCCGCAGGAGTTTGAAGAGAAGTGCCGCAGACACAGCCGCAGCCAAAAAGCTGCCGAGGACAGAGCCGCTGCACAAAACAAAGCAGCGCCGGACAAGCGCAGCTGTCTTTCGTCCCAGCCATCCCCGCCTGCCAGATCGGGCGACGGCAGCGAATCGAGCATCGACTTTGAAGCCATCCGGCAGTATATGACCCATGGCAGCACGGACCAGACACTGTGCAGCAGTTGACCGCACCGTCCTGTCACAATGGTGCGGGATTGTGGAAGGTCTATACATTTGATGGAGGACGTCTACGATGTATCGTGCCATGCAAAGATATTGTTTTAAAATCCTGTCAAGGTTTTGGCGTAATTTTTTATGTCTGCGATTCTGCAAAATTTGCGCGGCGGCTGTATTACAATAAACAAAACGGGCAGCGGTTCTATTGCAGGATGCCGCGGCAT